AACGTCTCCTGAAGCACGTCGTCGTCGTCGAACGACCGGATGCGCCAGTGATTGAGCACGCCCTCGAAATACTCTAGATCGTCAAGCTCCGCCTCTTGCGACTCCACCGGCACCGTCAGTCCGCCGCGTACCGGGAGCCACAGCACTTCGTTCAGCGACCGTTCGATGGTCGCGTAGGTGGCGGTGGCGCCCAGGCCGGTGGCGGACAACTGCACCCGGTACAGATCCGTGTTGAAGGTCGCGGTCAGGCTCACCGCGACCTCCCCACCCCGGCGCCGACCCGGCGCACCACGCCCTGGTTCTTCCGCCGTAGCTTCATCTCGACCACCCGCGAGATCCCCTCACCTAGGTCAATGGTGGCCTCCACCATGAACTCGTCAGGCAGCTGCGCCGGCTGAGCGCCGCCGCCCGGGCGCATCCCACGCGGCAGCGGGATCACCGCCTCGTCGCGACCGCCCTCGCCGAGCAGTGCCAGCGTCGGGCCGGTGATGATGCCGCCCCTGGCCAGGTGCGGGATGTCCGGCGTAGACAGCGTCATCCCGCCGATAGTCTTCCCGAAGACAGAGATCGCCGGCAGGGTGAAGCTGAGCCCGTTCCACTTGCTGATGATCCAGTTCAGCGCCGCGCGGAAGCTGTCCCGAATCCCGTCCCACATGCCGCCGGCCGCCGAGCGGATCCGCCCCGGCAGGCCACGTACGAAGTCGACCACCGCGGTGAACGCGCCGACGATCCGGTTCCGCACCCCCACAACCCAGCCGATCACCCGGTTCAGCATTCCCTGCCAGAACCCGAAGTACAGCTGGATGCCACGCCAGACCATCTTCGCGCCGCCGACGATGCCCTCCCACACACGCTTGATGCCCGGCCACAGGGTGCCCGAGATCCAGCTCCACACCGCCAACGCGGCCGCCTTGATGCCGCCCCACACCACCTTCCAGATGGTCTGGAACCAGGTCGTCTTGGTGGCGATCAGCACAATGACCGCGATCAACGCGATGATACCGAGGATGATCCACGTGATCGGGTTGGCCAGAAACGCGAGGTTGAGCACCCACTGTACGGCCGCCCAAACCAGGGTTGCCGCCCGCACCACCATCATGATCCCGTGGTAGATCTTCAGCCCGACGTTCACCAACAGGATGGTCGCGGCGATGCTGCCCAGGGCGATCGCCAGCGCCTTTACCGTGCCGGCGTTGTTCTGCATCCACTGCCCCACCGAGCGCAGGACCGGAACACCGTCGTTCAGCAGCCCGAACACAGTTGAGGCGATCGGCTCCAGCGCCACCAGGCCTTCGTTTTTCAGCTTGGCCAGCTTCTCCTGCCAGTCCTCGGTCTCCGTGGCCAGGCCGTTGATGGTGTCCTCGTTGCCGGCCAGCGTCGCCATCAGCTCGTCGATCTCAAACCGGCCCTCAAGGATCGCCGCGGCCATGTCCGGACCCGCCCGCGCGCCGAAGTTCGCCAGTGCGATCTCCTGCGCCTCAGCCGCCGAGCCGGCGCCCTGGATCGCCTCGATGGTGGACTCAAGCGTGGTGGGCAGGTCCTTGCCCTCCCGCGCCCACTTACCGGACGCCGTACGCAGCCCCGACATCACCGTCTCGGTGTTGACGCCCTCTTTCTGCCATTTGCCGAACAGCGCGACGCTCTGGTCCAGGGTGAATCCCATGTTCCGCAGCGGAGCGCCGAACTGGACCACCTTCGTGGCGAGGTCGCCGACCCCGATCCCGGTGGTCTGGCTCACCCGGAACAGGTCATCCATCGTGGCCGCCTGGTCCTTGGTGGCCACGCCCCAGTCGCCGAACACGCGGGTGATCGTCTCCGGCCCGACGCTCTCGCCGGTGATCCGCTCAAGGTTCAGGTAGGTCTCGGTAAGGGACTCCAGATCCTTGCCGGTCGCCCCGGTCAGCGTGTTGAAGTCGGCGAGCACGGTCGCGGTGTCGCCGATCGCGTTGGGAACCTGGGTGGCGACGTTCTTGAACGATGCCTCCAGCCCAGCCAGCTGGTCCCCGGTCGCGCCGGTGCCGATCCGGATCGAGTCGAACGCCGCGTCGAAGTCGTCGCCGACCTTGGCCAGCCCGACCGCGGCGGCGACACCGGCCGCGACGATGCCAGCGGACACCTTGCCGATGTTGCCGCCGACCTTGCCGATAATCCGCGAAGCCTTGTCCTTGGCCAAAATGTTGAAGATCAGCGAGGTGTCAGCCCCCATGGTGCCGTCACCTCGCCTTCGTCGCCTTGGCCATCTCCCGCTCGTAGCGATCCAGCCAGTCCAGCGCCTGGTCGCACTCCTGCACGGTCATGAGGTCCCACTCCCAAGGCCGGATCCCCAGCAGGTGGGCGGCGTTGCCGAGCTGCCTCAGTCGGCGATCGGCAGCCGGGCTTTTCCCTCCGCATCCGCGTCGTCGTAGGCGGTCTCGATCTCCTGGTCCAGCCTGGCCAGCGCCGCGTCGCGGTCGTCGCCGGACATCCGCTCGGCGACCTGCTCCCGCATCTGCCCGAGCTCCTGCCGGGAGTACTCCAGCCGCAGCTCGTCCCAGCCGAAATCGACGTCGTCGAACTTGACACGCGGGTGTTCACGGCGCAGGAACAGGAACAGCAGCGCCCGCCGGCAGCGGGCGTTGCCCTGTAGCACCTTGCCGGTGAACTCGGTGAAGTTCTCGCCGGTCTGGCGCTCCAGCATCTCCCGCTCGGTCGCGCGTAGCTTCAGCGGGTCGTACGCCCACCGTTGCTCCGCCTCGTCACCCTCGGGGTGGTAGACCAGGTACACGACGCTCCTCTACTTCGCTCGGGCGGCGACCCGCTGCGCCATCGCCTCCACCGCCTCCATGGCGGCCTTCTGAGCCGGCTTGCGGCCCTCACGGGCAGCCCGGTCGAACCACTCGGCTGGCACGGCGATCTGCTGGACGAACACGTCCCGGCCGTACACCTGGTGCCGCCACCCCTTCGGCGTGTTCAACGCTTTCGGGGCGTTGACGAACCCGCGCGGCATACCCTTGCGGCGCACGCGCAGCCGCACCCCGGCCGACCGGCCGGACAGCCGCGTCTCCGCCTTGAGCTGACTGGCAACGGCCGTACGCAGCGAGGCACCCTCGGTCAGCCCAGCCGAGCCGATCGACATCAGATTGGAACGCGCTTTCTCCCTGATCGGCTCCACCGCAGCCTTCAGCTGCTTCATCAGGTCCTTGCGCAGCGCCTTGCCGTCGGCCTCCGCCTTCAGCGCCCGCGCCAGCTCTTGCAATCCCTGCTGCTGCACGGTCAGCTCGACCGGGCCACCGCCGGAACGCTTAACGGCCATCAGGTGGAGGTGGCCCTAACCAGCGTGCCGGACAGTGGAAACGTCACGTCGAATTCGTTTACGTCGCCGACGCTGCCGGCAATCGGCGACCACTGGTTGATCAGGATGTTCCCCGAGTACTGCGGATTGCTGGTGGACACCACCGCTGCGTCGGCGCGGACGGTGAACGCCGGCACGGTCCGCCGCAGCGCCCACATGATCTCGTCCAGCTCCCCGGCAGTGTGGCTGTTCTTGAAACTGATCCCGACGTTGCCCGACTCCAGCCCGCCCAACACCTCCTTGGCGCCGCCGCTGGCGTACGTGGTGACGTCCTTCTCCTCGTACTCGTCGACCACCTCGACCTTCGCGCACCACTGCGTCAGGTCGTTGCCGCCGATGCTGAGCACCGCGTCCAGCAGCACCTTCTTGGCCATGGCTGTCCTCTTTCTACTCGATGCCCAGTGCGACCACGAACAGGAAGCTGGGGTCGGTGCCGCTGATCGTCCAGCCGACCCGCCACCAGTCGTCATCGGCGATCGCCGTACCGTCGGTGCGCAGGATCTGCCCGCCGGCCGCGGTCGCCGGAGCGAAGCTGAGCCGGGTCTGCGGGTCCACGTTGAACGCCTCAACCTCATCGGAGGCCACGGTGACCGTGATCGTCGGCGCGGAGGTGCCCGCCACCGACAGGACATGCAGGCTGGCGTACATCCGCTGACCGGCGCCGACCTCACCGACCTGCAGCGCCGTCCCCGTGCCGGTGGTGGTCCGCGCAACCCCGGACGGGTGCGCGAACTCGCTACGCACCAGCGGCCACGAGCCGACCGCGCTGGCCTCCCACGGGGCGACGTCCCCGACCGCGCCCAGCAGGGTGATGCTGGTCCGTAGCGCCTTGGTCAGGTAGGCCAGGGCGCCGACGCCGGTGTCGACCGCGCTGGTGGCGCCCATCGTCCACGCGTCCAACACCCGCCGGCTGGCCCACTGCTGATCGTCGATCTTGCCCGGGTCGCCGGCCTCCCACTGCCCACCGGCCGCGATGCCCACCGACTCGATCCCGCCGAGCAGTTCCTTGGCGCCGCCGGACTTCCAGTTGGTGACGTCCTTCTCCTCGATCTCGCTGGACAGCTCGATCTTGTTGGACTGCCCACTCAGATCGGCCGCACCGACGAACAGCCGCGCGTCGAGCAGGACCAGCTTGCCCATCTACTCCACCACCCTGACCTGGATGTCGACGCCGTAGTACTGGGTGCCGGCGTGCTCGTAGTAGCGCGGCCGCTCGACCCGCCGCACCCACAGGTCATCCGCCAGCCCGCCGAGCGCCGGCTGGCCCGGCCCGCCCCGCGCCGACTCGATCGCGTCCTTCACGCTGGACTCGTTCCCGGTGGACAGGTAGGCCCGCAGCTGCGCCTGCCCGGCCTGGTCGTCCTGCCGGCCCACCAGCAGCCGACACGTGATCTGCAGCTCGGCGGCACGGCCGAACGTCTTGTCGTAGTCGATCTCCGGCTCGGCGACGAAGAAATGCGGCTCGGTGATCGCGTCGGGCACGTACGGCGTCGCGGTCAGTGGCTTGCCGCCCGCCGGCACGCCGGCAGTCTTGGCCGCTGCTGCGATGGCCACGCAGATCCCGCCCAGGTCCATCAGCCCAGCCCCGGCAGTACCAGCGTCTCCAGCATCTTTGCCACGTCCGGATCGAGTCGGGACACCCGCACCGCGCCCCATTCGGCGCTGCCGAGCACACCCTCGGGCGAATCCTTACGCTTGTAGAGCCGTAGCGCCTGGATCAGGGTGGCC